GTTGGTTGACCCAACTCTTATTATTACATAAGGTTGACCACTTGAACTCTTCTGTAGTACACGTTGTCGTTTGCACCAAGTGTAACATCAGTAGCAGTAGCAGTTGAGAATGGGTTCTGAGCAAGACCATATCTTGTTTTGAAACCAATCTTAGGTTGGAATGTGTTCTCACCAACCGCACGAACCATTTGTAATGGAACATATGGACAGTAGAATACACCAGCATCGTATGGTGAAGTACCTTTATAACCCACGATAAAGTACTGTTTTGCAGCAGCATTTGCCATGTATGGGTCAATGTACACTTTATAACGACCATTCAATGTACCAGCGAAAGTGTTACCAGCGTCATCGACTTGAAGGTTGTTATTAAGAGCAGGAGTGTAATCTAATACACCAGCCATTTGAAGTGCAGATGCAACATCAGATGAACAGATGATTAAGTTACTTTACCTCTACGAGTTTGTTGAGCGATTACGTTAGCATATCTCTCAAGTTGGAACATAAGACCCTTGAACTTCTCAACAGACCAACGACCATTTGAGTCAGTGTCCATATCGAAGATACCACCGTTAGTAGTATCAGTCTGAGCACCTGGCTTTGCAGCCTTGTAGATAGACCTTACAACTTCACGGTTGATTTCAGCAAGGATTTCGGAAGACAGAATGTTTGACAATTCTGTTTCTGCGTCAAGACCATGAATTGCTTTAAGGTCTTGTGCAAGTTCCATTGTATATTCTGCTTTAAGAGCACGTGTCTTTGCAGTAACAGTCGCCTTCTCAATGGTGAATGCCATTTGAGCGAAAGCGTTGTTTGCGGAGTCACCTTGTGCTTCCATATTTGCAGTAGTGTCACCTGTACCAGATGTGAACGCACCAGGCGAACCATCGTTAAGTACGGCAGGGTTAGTACCAGCATGAGTACCAGCACCAGAGAAATCTGTATCTGCTTCACCGAATAGTGCTTCATCACCACCGGCAGAGTTGATTCTTGATTTCATTGCAAAGATAAGTCCAGTTGGCCCAGTCATTGGTTGAACTGCACAGATATCATATGCGATTAGGTTAGGCATAGCACGTCTAACAAGTGAAATCAAAATTGGATCCCAGTTTGATGCAGACGCAGTATTGTTGGCAGGTGCAGCTTCCCCAAGGAAGGCAGCATCTTCTTTTAGTGCTTTTTCTTGATTTTCCAAGATAACAGAAGTGACGGCACGCTTGTAGTTATCAGCAATCTCAGGCAAATCTGGGTGCTGAAGGACTGGCTGCCACTTTTCTTGTAAGTTCTCTGAATTGAACATTTTAGTTCTCTCCTATGTTTTCTATATTATTATTATTTATTAAAAGTTACTTTTTCACAATATTAAAAGCTTCCGCCCCATAGGGTTTCGACTTCTGGATAGCGGACATATACGCAGCCATAGCGCCACTAACGTCAACTTCTTGATTTTCAGTTTCTACTTCTTCCTCAAGGGTTTGGGTAGCAACTGACTTAGGAAAATAATTTTCCTTCAAGGTGTTAAGTTTTGCAGTGAAATCTTCCTCACCGTTAAACTCGACATCTTCAACTAATCCCTCAAACTTTTCCTTTTCAGTCTCAGCGAGGTCTGTTGAAACTTTTGCGATTACCTGTTCACGAACAAGTGAAGATTTCTCTTTGTTCATGTCAGTCATCTTTTCGATTGTTTCATTGAGTTTTGCCTCAAGGTCTTCAATCTTTTGAGCTTTACCCTCAAGAATGTCGTACTTCTCATCTGGAACATCAATGTAATGTTCTTCAAAGAGTGCTTTCAATCCTGTGATAAAGTCTTCTGCAATTTCACCTTTTAACCCTCTATCAATAGCGAGTTCGTTCTCTTGCATCCACTCTTTAACAACATAGTCAAGGTATGAATCAACTTTTTCTGTTAACTCAGATTTGAAAGTTTCTACTTCTTCTGCAACTTCCTGTGTCTTTTCTACAGCAAGTCTTTCGACTTCACCACGCAGTTTAGACTTAACGGCAGCTTCAAAGATTGTAGTTGCTTTTGCAGTAAATTCTTCTGAAAGGCCTTCACCTTCAACCAGAGCATTTACGTCATCTGTTACGTCAATGGAATCAATGTCAAGAGCTTCTTTCTTAACACTTTCGTCAGATTTACCATATGAACTTTTCATGACTTGAGCGTACATATTTTCCATTTCTGGTTTTTTTATACCCTTCATTTGAGCCATGATAGCCTGTTCCATGCCTGCTTTAGTCTTAGGCATATCCATTTTTGGTTCATCGTCC